TGATGTCGGGACATTTGATGGAAGCGGTCAGTGCTGTATGTTACTGACAGCGGCCAATTCCATTTGGGTACCGCTCCCAAGTCCGATGAGCGGCACATTAACAGCGATTGACGTCGCTATCGCGTAATACGCACGATTGACACATGGGAGGCGTGGCTACGGCTTACGCTGGTTCAGGCCACGACGCGAGCAGGCCTTCTCGCGGCACCGCGGCCTACGCCTTCCGTTTTTTTCAAAGGATGTCCTATGGCTGTTGTTCAGAGTCCAGATTCAGAATATTCCCGTGAAACGAGCAAGTGGGATCTCCCAAAAAGCCAGGGCGGCTTTAATACCAATGGGATTGAGCCGTTTCCAGTCATGCTCTATAAAGCCCATGCACGATCCAATGGGAAAGTCATGTGTGGCGATCCCTTGGCCACGGTCGGTGATGCCGAAGCTGAAGCATTTTCTCGCTCGTGTCAGTTGATCGTACCGAGTCAAGACGGGTTAGATCGTGCCTATCGAGAAGGCTGGTCAGATTCTCCAGAAAATGCGCTTGAGGCGTATGAACGGGCGCAGATTGATATTGCGGATACGGCCGCGAAGCGACATTTTAGTGATCAGCGCATGAGCGCACAGGCGCAAGCGGAAGCGGCGGTGGCCGATGGAGCCACACATGAGCATGTGGCGTCAGTGCCCGTGCGGAAGAAACGGTCGCACCACAAGAAAAAGAAGAAGGTAACGACTGATGGCACAAAGTAGCGGCACGTTTAATCGAGATCAGACCATTACCAAGAGCGATACCGTGAACTATGACGGATCGACGTATGCGGCCAATGCCGAGACGAAGGCGATTCCGGCCGATGCGATTTATGTGGGCGGAGCTGGCGTGGTGGTAGCCATTTTTGAGGATGGATCGTCAGGGGCGTACACCTCTATTGCCGGACAAATCCTCCCGCTCAAGACCATTCGGGTAAATAGCACGAATACGACAGCTTCGTTAATGCGGGCGCTGTATCAAGTCTAATGACCGTCACCGAGTTGATTACCGGCGCGTTACAAGACCTCCGAGTGATCCAGACGGGAGAAGTGGTGTCGGCCGATGATGCCGCACTGGGCTTATCTCGTCTCAACGACTGGATTAACACGTTGGAAACGGAGCGGTTAACGGTCTATACGTTGTCCCGGACGACCTGGACGATCGTATCAGGCACCGCGTCCTATACCATTGGGACGGGTGCGACAGTCAATGTTGCTCGGCCCACGGGCCCATTAGCGATTCAAAATATTGGATTTCAAGATACCGCACCAGATACGACGATTGAATACAATTTGGGGCCACCGCTGACCGAAGATGCCTATGATGGGATTTCCCAGAAAACCCTGACATCGACGTTCCCGCAGGTGTGGTATTACAATCCCACCTATGATGCGAGCGGCTATGGCATTCTGATCCCGTATCCGATTCCGACGAGCACGACCCTCGAGGGCGTCATTTATTCGCCGTCTCCCGTCAGTGAATTTACGGCGGTGACGGATACGATTGCATTGCCGCCAGGGTATCGACGGTTTCTCCGTACCGGACTGGCGATAGAGCTCTCCTCAGCCTTTGATGCGGGGATTACTCCGGCACTCCAACTAGCGTCAATGGAAAGCAAAGCCGATATTAAACGCGCAAATATGCGTCTCTCGGATATGTCCTCCGGCATTGCCGGCAGTATCTTTGGCGGGGCAGGGTGGCCGTATAACATTTGGTCGGATACCTAGCGCATGTTGTATCCAGGGTTTATCTCCGGATCGTATGCGCTCCAAAGTCCAATGGCTGACATGGAACGGACAGTCAACTGGTATCCCGAACATATTGAGCCACAAGCGGTACCCTGGGGAGCCGCACTCTTACCTGCACCAGGACAATCCACGTTTCTCACGGTGCCAGAAGTCAACACGCGAGCGCTGTTTTCAATGGCGGGACGTGTACATGGGGTGATTGGCCCGACGATCTACGAGATTTTCACGACCGCCACGGCCACCAGCCGAGGCACGGTCGTACAGGACGCCGATCCCGCGTCCATTGCGTCCAATGGCGATGGCGGCAACGAACTGCTGATTGCCAGTGGTACCAACGGGTATCTGCTCAATCTCAGCACGAATGGCGTCTCCACAGTCTTGACGGGCGATTGCGTCCAAGTCGGGATGCTGGATGGCTATTTTCTAGCCTTCAATACCGCCACCTCGAAATTTCGGATTAGTGAATTGAACGATGGCACGACCTGGGACGCCACGCAGTTTGCCCAACGCAGTATTGCTCCCGATCCGTGGCGAGCGATGGTGGTGGATGGCAACCGGCAGATTTGGCTTATTGGAGAGCAAACCGGCGAAGTCTGGTATGACGCCGGGACGAGTCCGTTTCCCTTTGCACCCGTGCCTGGATCGGTCTTTAGCTATGGCACACCCGCGCCGTGGTCGGTGAAGCTGGTGGGCGAGACGATGTGCTGGCTCTCACGCACCGCCGATGGGGCGGGGATGGTGGTCAGTGCCCAAGGGCCGAATCCCGTGCGGATCAGCACACATGCCGTTGAAACGGCTATTGCGGGGTATGAACGGACGTCAAAAATTACCGATGCCGAAGCAGTGGTCTATTCCGCCGAAGGGCATGTGTTTTATTGCCTCACGTTTCCCAGCGCGAATGCCACCTGGGTGTACGACATGATCAGCGGTGTGTGGCATGAACGAGGCGTGTGGGATTCGAGTGCCGGCGACTTTGATTTATGGGGGCCGCGCAGTCATGCGTATGGGTTTGCTAAGCATTTGGTCGGGGATCGCAATAGTGGCCTGATTTGCGTGATGGATAACACGACGACCACCGAATGTGACGGATCGATTATCCGTCGTGTGCGTATTCCGCCTCCAATCTGGCGCCATCCGGACGTACGGCGCATGTTTGTCAATAGGTTTGAGCTGATGATGGAAGTCGGCCTGGGCACGTCGAGCGGGGAGGGAAGTGACCCGAATGTCATGTTGCAGTCCTCGGTCAATACGAAAACCTGGTCAGATGAACGCACGGCCGGTGCCGGGAAACAAGGCGAGTATGGCACGCAAGTCGTGTGGACGCGCTTACCGTCAAGTACCCAGTGCTGGGTGCCGAGTATTACCGTGAGCGATCCTATTCCCTGGCGACTCGTCGGGGCGGAAGTGGAAGGTCGCGGATTTATGGGTGGGGGCTGATGTCGTCTGTTTTGGCGCCGACGCCAGAATTTGTGGTGGAACGTCCAGTGGTGCAATCTAGCATTAGTGGACGTGTCACGCAAGCGATGCGGTATTGGTTACTCTCGTTAGCTGACCGGTTGAATAACACACCGGAACGCATTGGGACGGTCGAGAAAACGACCCAAGCGGCGTCGATTAGTGCGACGGTCATTGATTTACCGTCGATTGCACCAGGGGTGTATCGACTCTCGGCTACCGCACGTATTACGCGAGCAGCCACGACGTCAAGCTCGTTGACACTGACCTTTGGCTGGACGCAATCAGTGGCCTGTACCGTGAGCAGCGCGGCCATCACCGGCAATACGACCGCGACGACGGGAAGCCTGGTAGCGATTGTCCGCGCTGACGAAGCTACGAATGTGACGTATGCCACCACGCGGGCGTCCAGTGGAGGCACGACGATGCAGTATCGTCTCGATGTGTGTGTGGAGCAGTTAGTATGACGCTTAAATTAGACGGAGACCATTCTGCGGTCTCGGTCAAGGAGTAACGATGCCCTTAGGAGCAATAATTGCCGCGATTATTGGCGCAGGCGCCTCGATTGGCACGACCGCCTATAGCCGTCGGGCGAGTGGACAAGCTGCGAATCTGCAAGCGGGTGCCAGTACCGAAGCCGCTCGTTTACAGGCCGCCTCGTCACGGGAACAGTTGGACTATACCCGAGGACAGTCCCGCTGGGCGCGTCAAGCAGCGGAGATTGCTCAACAAAACAATTATCAGCAATGGCTGGCGAATCAGCAAAATCTGGAGCGCCAAGGATGGGATACGTCGGTGAATCAACGAGGGGCAGCCGCTTCCATCGCTCGGAATCAGTATGCCCAAGCGACCGCTCAAGGCCGGAATCAGTATGGCCAGAGGGCGTTGCAAGAACGACGACTGGGACGTCTCGGTCAACTGACCGGCGCACCGCCGCGTGAGATTGCGGGCCGTGTGGAAGCCGGGTATGTGCCGATGGCGCCGTTACAGCGCAGTGAACAGTTCTATCCCGAGTATGTCTCGACCCCGTTTGACATTCCACCGGATCCACAAGCGGAGGCTCAGTTGGCTGCCACCCGTGACGCGGCGCGTCAGGGAGTAAGCCAGGCGCAAGATATTCAACGGCAAGCCTTGGCCCCTTATCGTGGCATGGTTTAAAGGAGAAATGTTATGACGGTTATCACTCCGAGTGCGTATGAGAGAGCGAGAATGGAATGGTGGAACGGAGGACGGGTGGGCCCGGAACCGCGCCGAGAAGATTATCCAGACGATCCGTTTGCGCCGATGCCCGGCCCCTGGGATCCAAATAATCGGCCCGTCCCACTAAGTCCGTTAGAGCAGATGATCGCCCGTGATCGTACCGCATGGGGATCCTTTCTTCGACAGCAAGCGCAAGCGAGTGGCGTGCCCTGGGATGTCGCAGATTTAGATGCGGTCATTGCACAGATTCGAGAACCGGGCAATGCGGGAAAAGACCCGCAAGAATTTTTACAGGGCAAAAGCGACGAAATCAAAGGTCGAAGCGGGCAACCACAAGCGCCGCCACCGGGTGGGTATCGTGGGCCACAACTTCCAGGAGGAGCTGGCGGCACTCCTTCTCCGCAACCTCAACATCCGGGAAACCTGCCAGCCGGGGAGACGATGCCCTTGCGCTTTGATCCTCAAACTGGCAGGTACGGGCCATCTCCTGGAGAGAGGCCACCTGTAATTTATAATTTCGATGCTCCGCTTCCAGGAGGGGCTGGCGGCACTCCTTCTCCGCCTCCGCCGTATACGCCTCCACCGAGCCAAGGTACATCAGGAGATCAAAC